CTTCCCATTTATATCAAAATTGCCAGTTACACTACCGCCTTTGTTTGTTATGTTATATACCCAATCTGTCCACGTTCCACCTATATTAATACGATGGTATGCACCTGCTTTATCGTAGGCGACGGAATTAGCATAATATACCTGTGCAATGGTGTCATCTCCGTTTTTCAGCACTACCAACTCACCTGTACCGATTGCCCCCACCGGCTGGTGCTTGTCTGCGGCAAATGTCGCTCCAGTTATCTTGTAGGTACGGCTTTCAGTCAATGTATTCCAGTCGACAGTGTTCGCAGCGACATTCGTTTCAGTTACTAAAATATTCTTGTTTTTCTTTGTATGTGTTTCTAGCGCGGTAGTAAGAGCGTTGGTTATATTCGTTAAATCTGTATCCAGACAATCTTGACCTTGACTTACTATATAATCTGCCAATGCTTTAGCCATTATTGAAGTCTGTCTATATAATTTATTGTGTAATAACGGGTCTGCAATGCCCGCAGTTACACCTCTTGTTCGTTGCACATTCACATTATAATTGTCATCATCCATTATGTTTTGATATCCTGCATTAAATACCTGTATATTAGTTCTTGCCATCATTAACACTCCTTTTTACATGTTATACATCCATTGTCCATTGGAATATCCTGCTATGTCATTGGTTTCTTCGCCATATCCAAAAATTTTTTTATTTGTAAATTTGTAGCTATCAAAAACCCAATGTGCAGTATAACCAGCTAACCTTGTAGTATTATATCTGTATGCAAATATAGGCAAACCGCCTTCATCTTCTACTATTACATAATTTATTCGTACACTTTGAGGTTTAGGAATTATTAAATTATGTCTTATTAATTGTTTTTCTATGTCTGTTAATTTGCCAGATATAAATACGTCCATTGTCATATCCTGATTATCTAAAACAATTAACTCATTTTCAGGTAAAACTATATCCCATAAAGTATATAATTCAGGTATGGACCCTTTCCATTGGTTCCACACTATTTTTGCTCTTAACAATGTTCTGTAAGCATTATCATCAAGTATGGCTGAAAAATTATCCGGTGGTTGAAAATATAGTTGCCTACTTCTACCCAATATTATACCTATTATATCTAGTTGATTACCTGTAGCAGTGTCCAAATCAAATGCTTTTATAATATCTATAGCACATGCATTATTATCTTGATATAAAGTTATTGCTTTATTAAGCCATTGTATAAAGTTAGGTTTTAAACGGTATTCCGAAGGTATTAAATTCAAATAATATAAAGTATCCATTTCCCGTCTCCTAATTTGCAACAATTTTTATATTATCCATATTTCCTTGTACAACTTCATTAAAATTCATTTCTATATCAATCGTATTTTGTTGTTGTCCGTGCCTGCCAGCAGTAAGACTTACTACACTAAAAATAGGAGATGTTAAATCTGTATTCGCAACTAAAGCAGCATTCCATAATAGGGAAACAGACAAATTATCTCCTATACGTAAGTTATTTAAATATTCATATATATTATTTCGTATTTTATCTGTTATTGAATTGCTATATCCTACATATTTTTTTATATTTACAGTAACATCTATATCAATATAGGTTGGTCTATAGAATTTTATGAATGAGTTTATATCATATCTATTTAAAATAGCCACTTCTGTAGTCCCATTAGTATATCCACCAATACCCTTACGTAAGTATATTTGTTCTGCAATATCTTCATCGCTTCCACCTTCTACAACAGCCGTTATACTGTGTGGTGGCAAAGAATATGGATTTTCACCGCCAGAAGCTGTAGATAAATTCGTATCATTTTCATATACACGCAATCTTGTTACTCCTTCAACAGATAAAATACCAGCAACAGTTCCTTCTAATAATGTCTGTGATGGAATAGCTACGCTTACTGCTTGTCGTTCTTTAAGTTCAGCGTCCGTCTCTATGGGTTGACCTTCAACTGCTTTTACCTTATTGGTAACACTTGTCCAACCTAATTGTGGAGTAGCTATTTTATTTATATCTCCAACTAAAGCAGATACTGAACCTAATACTGTACAAATAGCAGATACTTCAATTTCTCCTTTTTCTGGGATAGTTATATTGCTAGGCAAATTCCAATTATTGCCAGAAATATCTTGCACTATACCACTTTTAATAACTGTTTGCGGTGTTCCTGTTAAAGTAACTACACAAGTAGAATAACTAGCAGATTTTCGCTTTAAACCATTTATTTTAACAACTGTATCTAGTCCAGAACCTATAGCAGTAACTGGAGAACGGCTATTATACGCATATACAATGCTATTTAAAGTATCATACATTTTTAAAGCTACAGCAGATATATATTCATAATCCATACTATCATTTTCAAGATATATATCATCACCAAAAATATTTTTTGCTTCAGCTACTAAATCGTCTTTAATATCTTGATAAGTAGGGATATGTAAACCAGCCTCATCAATGTACGGTGCAAAATATGCCATTTTATCCCTCCTTAAATACTTACTGTAAGATTTCCGTAATCAGTAACAACTAAGCAAGTAAAAGTATATTTTCTGTCTTTTATCTCAGATATAAAATTCACTACACTATTTACATTAGTTGTTCCATTTATTCTTTCCTTAACAATTAAATCTAACACCTGTTTATTTTCATCACTGCCTACACTACCTATCATTCTTTGCCACAATGGTAATCCGTCTGTTAAATCTTCCCACCATTCGCCATACAATAAAAGAAGTCGTGTTTTTATTGCTTGTGCTACAGCGTCTATATCCATTAAAAAGTTTTGACGATTTCTACCAAGTGTATAATCTCCATTTATATCAAGTCGTCTATATTTCACCCACTTACACCTCCTGTTGTACTTCCACCAGATTGTACTCCACTATGTTTATGCCCCATAAATCCAATACCTTCAATCGTAGTTGTCCCGTTAAGAGTTATACTAGAGGCAGATATATCTATTCCAGTATTTGAAATAGTTATTGCACTACTTCCACTTACATTTCTTAACTGCATAGCATTGGTATCGTATTCGCTTATAACATTAGGTTGACTCCAACAACCTAAAATAGCGAATGCGTCGGATAAATCATGTCGCCTGATTTCTATTTGATTTTGTGTCCCTCCAGATTGCCACCATGCGTCTATGCAATTATCTGCAAAAACAACAAGACATTCATCGCCACTTTTTATTGGCATTGTAATAACAAATCCACCAGCACGAGGTAATACAATAGGAACATCTAAAAGTAATGGTAATTCAAGCCATTGCTGTTGACCATTAATATTCACTAACTCTCTTATTGTTGGCTGAACTGTAACAGTTTGCTCCGATGAATTAAATTCTTTTATTATTCCGGGAATAGCAACTCTTATTTTTGTAGATGTATTACGTTGCAGTAATTCATCTTTTGCAGGTGTACCATTCATCATTTCTTGTAATGTAATCATTGTTTCACCTCTTATACACTGTTTGGATTATAGTCAATTCCTTTCATCATTGCGGGAACTACATCTTTTCCATATCTACTATAAGCATTAACTGTTGTATACCAATCATTGCCCCTAGTATCTCCAGTATATTCAACTTCATAAGCTTGATACATATTTTCTTCATCTAATTGCAGTGTTTGCGGTTGGCTCTTACCGGGCATATTCATCTGCAATTGCATTCCGTTTATTTCTGTATTTTTTAATTGAATCATGGATAATACATTTATTTTAGGGTTTAATAAGCACCTAAATGAAACGCCATATTGTATTTGTTGTGGATATCCAATTAATCCATTCTTAGGAGTTAATATTAAAGCTTCATCTGTGTAAGTATCTGTAATTTTTGTAATATTTACCTGACCATCATTTATCCAAACATTAGCATTATTACCCCGTGCCACGTCTGTAAGAATATCTTTTGGTCTACCAAAATAAATTTTTCCTCTTGGTAATGTTTGCCCACTTATTGTTGGTGATACTCTATTTACTTGTGTTGGCTTCTCTGCCTTAGATACTACAGTATCTATTACATTTCGAGGATTTTGACCGCGAACACAACTAAGTGATATAAAGTTCATATTTAAAAAAGTATCCCCATCTATACATACTAAAGTAAGCACATAATCTGTATTATTTTCTTTACTTCTAACAGCTTGTACAATCTGACCATCAAATATTTTTCCATATTGTTTTGGCTGACTTTCTTGTATTTGCTGAGGATTATTATCCTCTTTCGTTTTATTTTTACTATCTTTTTTACTTACAAAATTAGAACCTACAGCCTTTTTAGTATCTTCTGGATTTAAATTTATTGTATTCAAATAACCTTCATATCCAGCAGAAATAATAAGCCTGTCTCCTTCTTTTATTATTTTTTCTTCGGTATCTTTGTTCAAATTATAAATTTTAACTTCAGCATGATTATTAAAATCCATACCTCTGCGAACTCTGAAAACACAATGCAAAAGCGATACATCTAATGCATATTCTTTATTTTCATTAGACGTATCGCTTTTCTCATTTCCTTTTGTTGGTTGTGTATTGTCAATTTCCGCAGTTGAAGAAGCAACAACTATACGATATTTTCTAAGATATAAAAAATTACTCATCTAATACACCCCACAGCAATAAAAAAGTTGAACCTAACGTTTCATTATCTGGATATTCAAGCTGAGTTTCACCAGATTTTACAATATAAGCTTCTCCAATATTTAAATATTCATATTGAGCTAATATATTACTTGCTAATCCACTCCCTGGAACAAGAGGTAAATTTACTATTAACATTTCACCAATTTCTGCATTACTTATATCAACTGTCCAGTGATTATATTCCTCTAAATAACGCAAAAAAAGTTTTATGTGTATATTAGTTTTGTTTATATTTATTTTAAAACTAAGCATTTGGTTAGCTGTATTTGTTAATGGTATTGTATATAACATAATCAAGCCCCCATTTCATACAGGGCACTTCCAGCTTGTTCGGTTGCTTGCGGTTGAACTTCACCTCTATTTGTAGTTCTACTAGATGCCCAGTTTCGAGTTGATACTGTACCTGTAGCCACATTTACTACAAAAATTTCTTGTAATGTTACTGTACAACGCAGACCATATTGTGTCCTATAACTATCTGGTGCTGTAATATTTTGTACAAGCATATTGTCGTAGTGATGTAATCTGGTATGAACAGATACCGGTAGCCTTAAAGCTTGCAATTCTCTTAACTTTTCATATGCAGATACCGATTTTGTATAATACTCCGTAAACTGACCTTCTAGCATTGTTGCCATAGCGTCACTCATTCCTATTTCCATAGTCAACGTAGAAGGATTTAAAAAGCTATGGTCAGCTATGTTAGCTCCGGTTTGTACTGGGTGTTGTGTTATAGTAAGCTCACTATCATGTTGTTCATTTAGTACGGCATCAAAAAAGAAGCCTCCAATATTAGTTTTAACTAATACTAATTCGCTGTTTGAGCCTCCTATTTTTGTTACATCAAAATTAAAATCTCCTGATATATATGAACCTATTAAACTACCTAAAGAAAAATCTGTTCCTAATAAATTTGTTACATCCCCAATATTACCATTGGTTATTACATCACTTACACCGCCAGCGACATTCCATTCTTTAGGTCGATATCCTTTTGAGAAAAAACCTGTACCACCATTTGCTCTATCTACAGTTATTTTTCCTAATTGCCATAATGCGGATAAAGTATTAATAGAGCCTGTAGAAAATAAACTCATACTATCACCCCACTAATATTTCTAATATCTCGTGCATTATTGCCAATACCACCAATATTTACATCTGGTATTACCTTTTTAACAGCTCCTGCTACATCTTTTGCTGTCATTGGCTCTGTTCCATTTGGTGCTGTAATATTTATCTGACCTATATTGACACTTGAACCATTATAATTATTAGCTGTTGTCATTATCGGCATACCGCTACCACCTATTAAACTATGTGCATAAGTTCCTTGACCTAAAAAACCACTAAATCCAGTCTTTTCAAAGTATTGACTATAATCTTCTTTTGGTGGTGTGTAAAAATCATCTACTTCTAATTTATTATTATTTAGATGTACTGGTCCACTAGATTTATTAGTATCTGTGTAGTTGTGTGCTGAACCTAGATATCTATCTTTTACAGCATATGCATTGTTTATCCTTTCTTGTAATACTCCTTCTGGATTTTCTGGTTTTTCAAATCCTCTTAAAAATATTTCAACTGCTTCTTCTACACTACTTGCATTGTTCATTGCGTCTAATACATCTTTATATCCAGTTTTTAATTCGTATAGTAAAAAATCTAATTGTGTTTTTCTATCCGTCCAGTCCGTACCTCTAGCTTCAGCAAATCTTTTTAAAGCACTAAATCTACCATTGCCGTTAAAATCAGTATCGTGCCATTGTGCAAGACCACCAGAAGGGCCTCCATTATCATTTGGATTATAAGCTGTAGGATCATAAGCAGACTCACCACCTAAATTACCCATTATTCCTAAAGCTGCAACAGTAGATACACCATTATCAATAAGGTATTTAGTCATATCTTCAACACCTTCACTAGCTAAACCTTTACCACTTCTTCCACCTGTTACATCATCAAGAACACCTTCGCCAAAATTACCAAAAGCACGAATTACTTGTTTGAAAGCACCTTTAAAATCACCTCTTGCAGCTTTAGCTAATGCACTAAATAAATCACCCGTTAATCTTACAAGTCTTGTCATTAGTCTTAAAGTGTTTTCTATACCTTTACCAAAAGCCCTCCAAACTTCCTTACCTTTTACACTTAAACCAAATAATTTAGCGATAAGTTCCAATATGGCTTCTACTAAATCAAGGACACCATCAACTAAACTAGATACACTATCTCCCATAAGCATAAATAATCCGATTACATCAAAATCTTGGAACATATATTTTAATATCTCCAATATACGGAAAAATATTTCAACCAAGTTATCCATAATCTGTTTAAAGGTTGACCACCAATTTTTTAGCTTTGGTAGTGCTTCAGTATTTATCAATGAGATAATGAGTTGTAAATAATACTCTCCTTTTTCAAAATAAACTTGTAAATCATCCCAAACTTCAAGAAGTTTTTTCCATACTGGAGCTAAAGTTTTTGCTGATTTTCTACCATCAATATAAGCATAAAAATCATCTATAAGAAGTATCATTATACTCATTGCAGCAAAAAAAGGATTTAACTTTATAGCCATACCGATTATAGATATAAACTTAATAATCTTTTGTGCTCCCTCTGGTAGCATATTAAAAAATCTAGAAATGGTATCTATAGCAGTTTTACCAAAACGTGCAAGGTTCATACCTAAATTGACTACTATTGTTAATGCTTTAGCTATTTTGTTACCCCAGCTCGGCATATTCATTTTTAAATTTTCATTTATATCTTTTAATCCCTGACGAACTCTTTCAATAGGCCCTGCTAAATACTTTATTAAATAATAAGCTACCCATTCTTTTAACATCTTTATCTTAAGCATAAAAGATTGCCATTCATAACCAATTGAACGAATATACTTTAGTTGATTATTTGCATCTGCTGGAGTTTGAAGTTCTTGCATTTCTGATCTAAGGCGCAAGAATTGTTCTCTTAATTCTGGAATCCATGCAACATCTTCAAGTTTTGCCCCCATTGTATCCAATGCTAATTGTAGACTTTTAGCATTTTCCTTCGTGGTCCATATATCTTTAGCTAGTACTTGATATTTCATGTCTGCATCCGCTACAGATTTTATAGTTTTAGCTGTGGCAAAACCGACAGCAGTTATAGCAGAAGCAACAGCACTCAAACCTGTTACCATTTTGCCAAGTGATGTGGTGGTATCCATAGCACTATCACTTAATTTAGTTACAGCAGATTTAGCTTTATTAAGTGTATTGTTAAATTCGCTAAACTGTGCATTATTAACTATTGCACCTAGAGATACCAAATATTCTTCAATTACATTAGTATTTGCCATGGTTTCACCTCACTGACTATTATTATTTACGATACTGGCTCTATAATCATTAACTGCTTTTATATCTAGCATTTCATGTATAGCAATCAAATCATCTAAATCATAAGTACCGTCCCAAAGCTCATGCTGTTTCCATAAACCTGCAAGAACAGGTCTATAAAGGAATTCATTTAATGTATCTGCTTTTACTGTTTGGAATTGGTTTGCAGGGAGTTCGTCAAGCTCTGCAAGCCTTTTTCTCCGAAAAAACCCTCAACATTAAACATTACCACTTCAATCGTTAATAATATAATTGTCATAAAATCATTTTCTAATTCTTTATGGCTTAAACTACCATTATTTAATATTAAAGCTTCAGGCATTTCTGAACCATTTATATTATTCAGGATTTCTACAGCAGATAAACAATCTTTCTGTATTTCAATAAATTTATCTTTATCAATGCCACTTATTGCTTTTTGTAACATATCTACTTTATTTGTATTACCCGCATTAATTAAACCACCTGCTAAAGAAAAACCTATCTGCACGGCTATATAAGATGCTGTAAAAGCGTTTAATTTTTTAATTTTAAATTTATATCCATTTAATTCAATTATTTTTGTTTTATTAATCATAATTTACTCCTTAAAATAAAAAGCTACATCTATTTTGATGTAGCTTATTTAGAATTATGTTGAATATCTGCCGCCATTAAGGTCCATGTAATCCTTTGACCTTGTTGTTGATATGGTGTATCTCCCACCTTTTGTGGTGATATCCCTTTTATTGTATGACTTCCACCAGTAGATGTATTTCTTAATAACATTGATGTTGTAGCCCATTCACTAGTTGGCAAATTCCAAAGGGTATTATACCAATCAAGAAGCCAAAAATGTAAAGGGCTAGTTTGTTGTGCTGTAATAGTTATGGTACCATTATTGCCAGCTATTTTACTTACCATTACAGAACCATCAGATGCAACATCATGAGCTGAACGGTCTGTACTCATGGATATATTTATATCTCCAACACCTTCACCAGTAAATAAATATGAACCAATTGTAGGATGAGAGATAGAACCTGATAAATCTAAAAAAGAATATGTTGATAAAGCCATTAAATAACCTCCTATCTATTAACAGTAACACCAATAGTTACATGTTCAATAGCCCCTGCAAGTTTTGCAGATACATAAATTGGTGGTGATTTACGTGCATCTCTATCTGCTTGTGATTGGTCATCAACTGACTCTGCTTGAATAAGATATCCATCTGGTAAAGTATCTCCAGTTTTTAAATTTAAAATTGCTGAACCATTCCATTTACCAGGAGCGATAAAACCAATCTTAACAGCTTGATCACAAGCAACCGCAATAGCATTCATTATGCTAGTCACACCAGCATCTGTTTGTGGAACTTTAGTAGATTGATACAGTAAATCCATAATATTCAGTTGAATATTATTACTTAACATATCAAGATTTAAAATTTCATCAAATTTTGTTGCATCTGCCATAGTTCCTTGCTCTAATACATCATAATAATAGCCACGATTTATATAAACATTGCCATAATTACCTTTTATATATTCAACTTGTGTATTAGTTAAATCGTCAGTAGTTACTCCTGGTAGTGATTTATAAGCTAAAGTATAGGCACTATTAGCAAGACTAGTATTATTACCCATAGCATAGCCCATAGTTGCTGCTACGGCATCTGGTGTATCTTCTTGTCCACAATATTGACCGAACGAACGACGATAATTTTTATCTTTTAAGAAAATAAATATGTCAGTGCTATTACCAGAACTAGATAATACATCTTCTGTAGCTACTGTATAAAAGTAAGTACTACTTGGTTCTGCTGTTTCTGTATATTGAGCTATCGCTTTTATATCATCATTAGTAGCACCACAAACTGTAAAAGCATACCATTCTGCATTAGCAATACGACAAGCACGAACAGCATCAACTGCTTCCTCATCATTTGCTTTATCCCAACACCCAATAGCAATACGATTAGGTGCCAATGGAGTTGCAGATTTCATTAATAAAGCCGCTTTATATTCTGGGCTATCTGTTGTATATCCATCAGATAACATATCATCTAAATCTGTATAAATACGAATACGTTCTGCTGTCGGAATTACTGTCTCATTTAAAGGTTCAGTTTTTGTAGAACCACCAATAATAAGACCTAAATTAAAGCTATTCCTAGGAGCAGAAACAGCACCTAATGTTATCTGCACATCTACAATAGGGGTAAGACTTAAAGATTTTGTTGTTGCCATAGATTAATCCCCTTTCGTTATTTCTTTATGATTTTCAATCACTGTTTCTCCACTAGCATTACCATATACATTAAGTGGAACAGTCTTAATTTCATTAATTTGTGTAGTGTATGTCATAAGACAGTTAAATCTTAAATTTAAATCTGCTCTTTCCCACCACTGTTGTAAAAAAAGCTCTGGCATTCTTAAGGGAACATCAGAGCTTGGTATTAGATAGATTTTATTTTCTTTTAAAATTTCACTTCTATTAGCATGAAAGTAATTTCTTATATTAATGAGATTATCATATGAATTAGGACCATAAGCTATAAGATTTACTCTTAAAACTCTCGTTTGTCCTTTACTAATTTGGATATCTTCCGCTAAATCATTATTAATAATAGTATCTACAGGAATAGTTATATCTTGACCTGATTCATCAAATATTTTAAAAAATAAAATATCATCATTAATGCTCCAACCTGGTTGTCCTTGTTGTTGCCAACTTCTTCTAACCGGCGGATTAATAGACCATGCAGGATTATCTATTTCATATCCTAAAATAGACATTAACTCTTCCCATAATATATCTTCTAGTTCATCTAAGGTTGTAATCATATCAATAGCCCTCCATGCGAACAGCTATCGCTTGATAATATCCATAATCAACCCATGGGTTAACCTGCATTATTTTATATTTATTATTTCGCCATTCAATAATATCAGATATAGCATTTGGATTATTTGTAGTAGTGTGTAAAGGTACTAAACTATAAAATACCATAGCTCCATTTATTCTATCACCTTCCGGTATCATATTTACTTCTTTAGCACTAGCTACTGTTATAACACCAGATATATTAAATTTACTAGGAGCATCTAATACAAACTTACCTTTTTCAAAATGCCCTTCTGTTCTAGTTACAGTATATATTTGCTTAAATCTAGGTGATAATATAACTTGTTTTACATTTACTCTACTCATCAGATTTCACCACATACGTTATAGATTTTCGCATTTCTCCTGTATCAATAAGAGGGTTAGAACTTCCTTTTTTTGCAATGGTTAATGGTGAATTAGAAGCCCAGCCATTATTAGGATTAGTAAACCAAGCTCTGACAATATTTTGTGCATACATACCTACTGCTTCTAAATGTTGCATAGCTGTCTGCATACTATTACCAGCATAAATATTTTCCATAGCTTTTCCATAAGCTGTTATAAGTCGTTCAGCTATTTCTTTTTTATTATTATTTATTGCCGGTTCAATCACAGGTCTTGGCGGTATATGCCACAATGGCGAACCATGCGATTTAATATACATTTCATACGCTTTAGAATATGGTTTACCTTCGTTTAATGCTGGTTGCATTTCCTCACGCATGGATTTTTTTCTTACTCCATGTGTTTGAATATACAATAGTTCAGCATTATTTATATCGTTTCCATCATCTCGGCTTGCAGTTTCTGCTGGTATCCCTACATAAACACGGCTTTTTTCAAGTAATTCTATACTTTTCTTTAAAGCATTTAAATTACTTTTATGTTTTACTCTTATCATGTTTACCATACCAACATACCACCTTTACCCATGAGTTTAGCAATAGACGCAAATTGTACACCATATTTAGTAAGCTTCCACTGCGCCCAACCATCTAAATCATTAGTTATTGTAGATACATCTTGCGAGTAAGATACACCGCTAACAGATTCACTTGTAACTATTCCACGAACTGTCGCAGAAGATATAACTTCATCAGCAGAAGGCGTATCACTATCGCTCATAGACTCAAGATATAAAGTTAAAAAATGAGCTATAAATAAACTCATACAAAACTCCCATTGCCCATGATATCTTCTATACTGCAAATTATTATTGGCTAACTCTAAAAAAGAATTTGCTACTACATCTGGTACTATATCCTTAAATTGCGGATAAAATTTAAAAAAATTGTCCAATGTATATGCAGGATTATCTCCACATTTTATATTAGAAGCAGAAGTGATAACCATAGGTCATCACTCCTCTTTAGATTTTTTTGCTTTTACATCAGTTTTTACTTCTTTATATTTATCTTCAGCTTCAGCTTCTACTTTCACAGATGAAGATTGAATTTTTGCTTCTAATACCTCAATATCTCCATCTTCCTTTGCTAATTTAAATAATGGATCCTTTTCCACCCAATCAGGAACATCCTCAATTGCATAGTTACCTGTAGTTATTACCTTAGTATCACCATGACCAAATTGATATCTTTTTTTAGTTAAAATACGCATAATATCCTCCTATTAAATACCATCATAATAACGAACTGGTTGATAAAATAAGAATTTAGGAACACCAAATTGAGAAGCATATAATGTTAAATAAGCTGCATCTGTTACACTTGGTTGTGTTAATGCTCGAGTTAGTGGTACTGTCATATCAAAATACAACGCATCTTTATCATTTACATAAACCATCATACGGTCTTTTTTAGATTGACCTGAACCAATACACCAACGACAAGGATAAATCTGAACATCAATACCTTGATTTATACCAATATTATTCTCTAATAAAAACTGTAAAATAGAAACATTACCTGCTTCACTAACTTTCTGACTTACTAAATACGCGTATTGTTGTGGAGGTATTAAAATTTGATTAGGCATTCCTCGCATATCATATTCAGCAGCAGTCCAAGCTTCAGTTAAAGCTGTATTAATATCATTTAAAATTTCATCTGGTGTTTTCTTTTTCCATGTTGTATCTGATTGTGCACCTTCTGCAACCAATGCAGTTACAACATTAGGATTATTGATAATACCAGTTGTTTTATATTCGTCATAACCTACATAGACATTCTGGTCTACAGCTTTTTGATAGTTTAATCGCAAACCTCTATCTAATAAATCTTCTAAATTTCTTCCAATTTGTTGGAGTTTATTTTGGTCTACAAGTGGCACTTTTAATACATTCATCCATGTGTGTACAGGATATTGATTTTTGCCAATATCTACCTGTACAGCAGGAATAGCTGTGGAACTACCACCTTGAATACCACCACCATTAGGAGCAGAAATACCATAATTTACATCAAAAGTGCTAGTGTATTCTACCCAGCCACCGCCTGTCTCGGCAACTATATCACGTTGCCATGTAACAGCTGTTAATGGTTCACGAATTTTAGGGTCTACTTTCTCAAGTTCACCCACAAGATAAGCCATACCTGAAGCAGTTGCAGCATCATATGCTCCGCCATAAAGTCCGCCACCTTGTTTCATTGCAAAATTAGCTAAATTACCAGCATTTTTCATGGTATTTGCTGGATTAATAATAATTGGTGTAGACATTAAATTATTCCTCCCTTATGGATTATTTCTAGTTTTAATACAAATTTCAGCGACCTTATTAGCATCAATTTTTCCAGTTGCCCAACAAACATTAGGTAATTCCACTACATTACCACTATCATCTGTAGCCTCAAATCCACCGATTATTTTTCCACTTCCGCTATCTTCTCCTGCTGTTCTAACATAAACCTTTCCGCCTGCTGTAGGTGTACCAACATTACAAGTAACCATTACATTCCCGCGCTGAATAACAGAACATGGTTGATTTGGTTGATATACTCCACTATTTTGTGCTAAATACTGCACAGCTTGCTGTACAATTCTAACTGCTACACCAGCAAAATTATCTGCTGTAAGCGTAGCATCACCCACAGAATAAGTATTATCACTATTTAAAATAACAGGAGCCCCAAAAGGAATAGCCTTGCTATCTTCCTTCACTGCTCTAGACATAATTACATCATCTGGTGTGCGTGCATAAGTTCCTGGGAAACCTAAATTCATGGATTTTCCAATTGCATAACCTGCCATATTATTTACCTCCCTTATATTGTGGATTATATTTTTTAGCCCACATTTTCCCTAAATCTTCATTTTTAACTGTATTGCTATCTTGTACTTTTCTACTAGCTTTTAGCACAGTAGCATATTGGTTATCTTGTACATTTCCACGAACAAGATTTGCTAAACTATCAATAGCTTTTTTTCTAGTATCTTTATCTTTAATACTTGCAACGATAGGCTTTAAAACTTTTAAATTTGCAAGAGTATCACATGCAGGTTTATTAATCATGCTTTCTTCATCGTTAATTTCTTCTGGTTCTACTGTAACTGCTTCTTCCTGCTCTGTTACACTTTCATCATTTGTACCAATAAGTTGATTTTCTAATTCATCTAAAGTAGAAATTTCATCTTCTTTATGTTCAGGTTCACGTTTTTCTGCCTGCATAATAGCCTGCATTGTTTCTTTTAAAGATTTTATTTCTGCCATAAGCTCATCAACAGATGGACCTTCATCTTTTACATTTTCTTCTGGCTTCATTTCTGTTTTTTCATCATGTAAAAGCTTGCTTGCTTCTGCAATTTCTTCTGGTGTAGAATTTTCATCTCTCGCAAACATGGCAAACATTTTATTTTTTATAGCTTTTAAACTCATTTTTTTGCCTCCCTTATTAACTTTATTCTTAATTTCTGGTTTACTATCTCTAACAGCTACCCTATGCCCAGCCCTACCATTTTTTACGATAGCGATATGATTACCTCTTATTTGTTTTTGAATAATAGTATTATCATTCCCTAACTCCCAAAAACAATCATATCCGCAAGACACCTCTCGTTTTTCTTTGGATGTTATCTCATCAATTAGCATTGGATCATAAATCATTAAATCAGCAACAATGCAGTCATTATATTCACCAATGCCTCTTCTTACATCTCTACAAATACCTTTTAAGTATGTTCTACTATTTTGTGGAGTAACATCTTCTAGCGGGTGGTCATCCGTTACAGGTTTTCCTTCAAAAGAAGCAAGGGTAGCTTTGGAAAATACTTCTTCTGGGTGTCTCACTATTTTTACAGTATCATTGCTAGGCAATTCTTTAAAAGGAGTTTCACTGCCTAAATATAGTTGTTGTCCAGTTCTAGCAATTGGTACATTATGACAAATTAAAAAACCTTCTGGAGTTTTAGTTAAATTATCGGATATTTTAGAGCCATAATAAGATATCATTTCATTTTCTCACCACCTCACATTATTTTTAAAAATTGATTTTTAGTCATATTACGAATAGCTCCACCATAATAAACTTTATGCGGAAATTTAATATCATTAATGTCTATTAAAGGTTCTGGATAGCATCTGCAATTAAATATATCTCCGGCATTATAATTTCCATAGGATTTTTTGTTTATTAATCTTTCAGGACTAGGAGGATAGTTAAAGTTGATAAGTACTCCTTCCATATGAGAGTGACTTTTTCTCACTCTACTATCTTCACTAGTTCGCCATACATACCAATTAAGACCTATAGCTTGAGCTCTTACTCTTGTTAATGCAGTTTGAGCTTTGCTTGTTTCTGTTCTTGCTATTAATTGTGCCCTAGTTTCACTTATATGTGGATAATACCTAAGAATTTCATCTCGTATATCTGTAGCACGTTTTCCTTCTAATACCCCTTTTGCTATTCGCCTATCGACATATTTGGCAATATCCAAAGGTAAAGATGATATATAATTTGCATTTTGGTTTATCAATTCATTAAAAGTAACTCTTATTTGTCCAGTTAATCCTTTTTGTAATTCTTTATATATCATCTTACCTTGACTACCTTTATTAGCAGCTTGTCTCCAAGATTTTACGTTGTCGGAAAAAAGTTGAGTAATCATTCCTTTAGCCAACGCTTCCGCTTTTTTTATAAATGTAGGCTGTCTAGCTAAGGACTTTATTGTGCTTGTAATTAAAAAAGGACTATCAAGATTTTTTAATTCATCTTGTAGTCCTTGTATTAGCTTTTTTATAGCATTAGCATAAGCTTTTTCAATTGTCCTTTTCATTTTCCATTTGTTGTACTTCATTACTTAAACCACCATTAATATTAGATTCTAATCCAAAATCTGTTTCTACAGGTATATCAATTTCATTACTTGCCTTATCTATATCTTCATCGGTAATATTTGTCCACATACCTGTAGTATCACTCATTTGTTTATATTCTTTAAGTGCTATTCTATCTGAAATAATTCCACTATCTCTAGCTTCTCGAATAGCAGTTGACTTCTTAGCAACGATATCCGCAAGTTTTTCTTCTGTTGCTCGTTGTACTGGATTAAATCTAAAATCTAAATCATCAGGAATAACTCCCCATGTACTCATAGCTATTATTGGTAACAACTTTTCTGCTATTGGTCGCAATGTACTTTCTTGTTTTTCTTCTATCATATCATAATAGTTTTGCAAATCACTTTCCCCTGTGGCATTTAATCCAGCGGGAGAACGACCAAATAATCTAGTAACGGGAATTCCAGCAGCACCGCTTATATCCATTATGAATTGTTGATAAACATCACTTAATCCACTAAATGTATATTGATGAGTACTAAAATCATCTTCTTTATCCAGTATTTGCATACTAAAATTATTCATCAACCAATTTTGAGATTGTACTGTATCATATAACTCTCTTTGGCTATTAACATCTGTAGTTGATAAAAGCTGACCTAAATCACTCATTTTAAGTACTCTTAAATTAGCTAAAAATGTTAGGTTGGCTATATTCCAACTAACATTATCACGCTTTTTTAATTCATCAAAAATTGATTCTATTACTGAAGCTCCCCAATATTGCTCGGCTAACCATTCCCAATAAGGCAACTCATCTCCAGTAAATCGAATAACACGACTGTGATGAATATTGATATTTATATTAGTTTCCGGATCTGTTACATAATAATATTCTGGTAATCCATGTTCTGAATCCGATATATCTGTTACCAAACTAGTACCCGGATAACAACCATTCCATCTATCAAGAATAAGTATCCCCTTGAAATCTCCAGGCAATATACTATCCAAATCTAAAGGCTTGCTTAAATCTTCTCCTTGCCCCTTTATTAACATTATACCTAAAGCACCGCCATATAATCTGCCCCAACGTAAACCCTGTGTTATCTTTTTTATAATACTTGTTTTACGTTCTACAGACTTTAATTCTGTTATTGCTTCTGGTGTTAAATTAGATGTAATCTTTATCCAATTTTTGGTCATATCCTGCGGAATAACATCAATAATTTTTCTTATTAGCCAATGACTACGATATAAAGAATTCATCAAATTGAAGTTTCTTGTAAGCCTAGTAAGTGGATAATTTGTACTTTCTAGTAAACTAGGAGTAAAAGCTCCCATACGTGCCAACATATTTTGAAATGCGTCCGTTGCTTTGGCACGTATCATTTTTTTATTTTTATTACGACGCATTATTATACCTCCTTGGATTTATAAGAGTGAAGCAACCATAACGTACTGCGTCTGGTCCATGGTCTGCTATTTTTAAGGGTTTTTCTTTTGCTTGATTTTTCAAAGCTTTGTCATCCCATACATAAGACTTCATTTCATTTATAGTATTTTTGCAATTATCTTTATGAAACAATAGTATTTTCTTTTTAAGTAAAGATGATACATGGCGAATACCTTCTAATACTTTATTATCTGCATTTATAGTATCCTCTGCTACTTTTCCTCTTAATCCTTTTTTACGAAGCAAAACTTTAAAACTAGCAGCCGAAGGGTCAATTACTACATAAGCAGGTGTTATGCTTTTATCGCCTACAAATTTTAATAAATCCTCTCCATATTCAAGGTCTGTTTTTTCAATACCAGTTTTTTTACTGTCGTAGTAATACTCGTTCACCACATATAATTTTTCATTATCATCATATACATCTAAGAAAACCATAGGATTTACTGTACCATAATCAATAAATATATAACGTTTCATTCTGAATATATTTCGACTTATATAATCTATTAATTCATCACCAAATAAATTATCATCATCAAAACAATCTTTATAAATAGCACCTTGTGCCATTACCCATAAACCTAAAATAAAACGCTGAAAAAATACTCCTGCATATCTGCTTTTATAAGACTGTATCACTTCTTGTGATAATGAAGGATTATCTTCCATCATAAAATGTATATGAAGAAATTTTTTCTCTTTAGCTTTCTGTATCCAATCTGTATAAAAATAATGTACAGGACTTTCTGGATTACAATTAAACCATAATTTGGCACCTAAAATTGAACAACGACCAGTAGCTTGGTTAACAAAACTTTCTGGCATAAGTGCTACTTCATCTAATAACAGACCTGCTAAAGTAATACCCTGTATTAAATCTTGACTAGACTCATCACGCCCGCCAAAGATATAAAAATAATTCACTACATAGCCTTTTTGGATATATATCAAATTACTTGTCCTATCTTCTTCGATCGCAAATCCTCGAAGTATTAATACTGGCTTAAGCCATTTCCACACATTTCGCTTAAAACTACCAACCGTTTTTCCACACATTGCAAAATTTTGGGCATCAAAATATTTCATTGCCCATAAAACAAAAGATATTGCCATTGGTACAGTTTTGCCCGCACGAATAGAACCATCACATATAATACCGTTATATTTACTATATGGACTTTCCTTTTCCCACCATGTAAGTATCTGCAACTGTTTTCTACTAAAAGTATTAAATTTTATAACAGGCTTGATAATATTTTTTATTTTTTTAATCATCTCGCCATACCTCTTTAGTTGCATTTTCTATGGCTTTGGTAAAGCCATCATCTTCCATCAATGTTTCTTGACTATCATCTTTTGCTATTTCTTTCTTGAGTTTTTCAATTCGAAGTCTTTGTTCTTCTGTAGCCAATTTACCATTGCACATTTCTTCATATTGCTTAATCAGGTTCATAAGAGTTCCCATAGCTCGTGATTGAGCCATTAAAAAAGAAGCCTGTTTTTCATAGGCTTCTTTGTATTGATAAACAGTTGTTTCTGAACCGTCTACTATTATTCTTTTAGTTGCATCATTAGTATCTTTAACATACATGATTTGCTGTGAACGAATAATTGCTGCATATTTAAGGCAAATATTTTCCCATAAAATATCTAATGGTGACATCATCTCAATATTACCAACAAGCTCTAATGTTTCCGCTGGTAAATACTTAGCGAATAGCCCATGTTTCACTGCATTTGTGTTTTGTAATTTACCAACACAAAAACCATTCATTTTTCGTTTTGTTTTAGTTGGTTTTTTAATATGGTTTTCCCTTTTCCATTTATGTTTATAAACCCAATATTTAACAGTGTTTATAGCTACACCATACTTATTAAAAATACCATCAAAACTTTCTCCATTTTCATATAGTTTTTGTATTTTTTTCTTTATTTTTTCATCATAAGCCAAATCACCTCACCACCTAATTTTTGTATGAAACATTTTATTTTTTTAGAGAATTTAAGAATATATTTGCAAAAAAAGTATTAATACATGTCCCTAATAATGCAATAGTATATAATATTGAATAAGTCGTCAAATAAACTGTTAAACCTAACAATATTATAAAAGCCCATGTATAACTATTTTCAGGTATCTTTAATAAGAAATAATCAATTATTAATAGAAAGATATTAATACCTAAAACACTTCCTATAAAATAAAAAGAAAATAATAAATCTACAAAAGTCTCTACTATATTATGTTCATCCAAAATCATAAGAGATTTATTGGTTATTACGGATGCCAATAAAGCCATTCCTGTTATTAAAAAACCCAATAAACCAATTAAAGCAGGAAAAAGAGCTATATCTATACTAGCTAATATATCCGCTAATTTAGGATAATTTATTATAAATGTTAATCCTATTATTACCATAAATAATATTACTGATAATATACAAGATATTACACATACATGCCCCTGATATAATTCTTCCCACTTTTTTGTAGTCTTTAATAGTGCGAAATATGACTTACAATCAAAATATTCATATAGCTTTGCCATTAATGTTCCCTTCTAAGAAAATTCGATACAATATGTTTTATATATTTCCTTGTTAATTCACTTACCTCAGATATTGTGTTTTTTTGGTTTTGAGAAATAGATCTAGTATATGGATGTTCCTTACTATATATAACTATTTCTTGATTAGATTCATCTTGACCTTGTATCTTCATAGTTCCATATCCATTACAAGTTCCATCTATTAAACCATTTATAACTTCAGTATTTATATTGATCCCTTTTTCATTATTATCTGATTTAAACTCTTGATTATATTGAGTAGCATTCATTTCTTTAAGATTTTCACCTGTTACACCAAATATTCTTCTTAAAGACTTGTCCCCAGGTGCATTTGGTATAATCATTGATACATAAATACTTGATATTTTTTTTAATCGTTGTATATCATCTCTAAAACTCATTTCGTTTTTATATAAAAAAACTTTAAATTCTCCATCAGATGTAAATTCATTTAATAATGCTTGAAAATAATTACAGAATTGATTTTTACCAAAATATCTACCTAATGTAAAACCTATAATTTCTGTTTTCAAATCAAAATAAAAGGTAGCATACCTAGCTAATTGATCAGTAGGTAACTTTAAAATATCATTTTGAGAGGCATCATATTTCTCAACATCATCAGTATATATTCTGATCAATCTACCTGATATATATCTTTTTTCAATATTATTATCTAAGGTAATAAATTTTATAGTATCACCAATATTATTTCTATCAATTTCATCATTAATTGTTAGTTCTATCTTATCATTAACTTTAAGAACTAAATTATCTAAGATTTTATCTAACAATGATTCATCTTTATATACATCATAAATTTTTGAACTAATACTAACTTTTGCAAAATACATATTGGGCATATTCATCTCTCCTAAGTTATCTTTAGATTTAAAATTCGACACCAATATGTCTATTCCTGCAAAAAAAATAAGCCAATCCCTTAAATGGATGGCTTATTTAAAAGTAGATACACTACCAAGTAAATGTAGTATAACACATTTGTCAAAAAATAACAATTATCGAGATTCAAAATTTATAGATAAACCTGCATTTATTTGTGCTAAAGTCTTTTTATTATTAGCTTTTCGTCTACCCTTACCATTATTAGAGCCACCTTTTATTTGCTCTCCTTCTTGTAAACTCATTGCCTTATACATTAAATTTTGCTGTCGTTCTTTTTCCCAATGATTGGCAAAATTCATATCTTGTGGCCATAATTCAGCTCCACATTCAGGACATTTAAAATAATCACCTTTAGCCTGCATATGCACAGCTTTACCTTCATAAGTTAAACAAATATTACACAAAATATCTTTACACATACATTAATCCTCCAAATACTAATAGGGTAGCCAAAAGCTACCCTTTAAATTATCCAATTAAAATTAAGCTTATTCCTACAAGCACAAAAATTATACAAGTTCCTAAAATATATTTTTTATCTTGTTCACGTTCCATTTGTTTTAGTTCATATCTTGTTGGTATTCTCATAAATCAAAATCCTTTGCTTTATATGTTTTTTTATCTTTTACATCTCTAATAACTAAATTAAGCACCATATATCTTCTTCTACTAAGAAACTTTACAAATAAATTAACTACTCTTTGACAAAATCCTAATCTGCCTTTATTTATCACTTTATTAGCTACTGGATCACTACAATGACCAGAATTTGTTAAGATATTTTGTTCGTATTTTTGCATTTTATCCCTTCTTTATATTTTTTATAACCATTAGCCATACATTTTTTCAAATCGGGTTTTCCTAAAATACATTGTTGTTTATGTCGCCTAAGACTGCATAAAAAGATGCCATCATCAAAATAACTATATTTACACGACATAATTATCACCCTTTCATATATTTAGCTATTTTAGCTTTTACTGCTTCCATCATTGATTGCTGACCATTTGCTTTATCTGAAAGTGCTTGCATTACTCTCTCATCTTCAGTATCTTTAGCGATTAAATGATGTATAACTACTTTTTCTTTTTGCCCTGGTCTATGCAATCGTTTATTTGCTTGTTGATATAGTTCTAAATTCCATGTAATGCTATACCAAATAACAATATTTCCGCCATGCTGTAAATTTAAACCATGACCTGCACTAGCTGGATGAAGTAGACCCATTTCTATTTTGCCATTATTCCAATCTCGCAAATCTTGTATATTCTGTAATACTCTAGCTTTAGGAAATCTTTTTAATATCTTATCTTTATCATGCTGATACCAATAAATGACCATAAGATTTTTTCCTATGTTATCAACTTGTATTTCTTCTAAAGCATCAAGTTTATAATCATGGATATTTATAATATTTCTACCTTCATCATAAATAGCTCCGCTTGCAAATTGTAATAACTTACCTGTTAAAACGCCTGCACTACTTGCTGTAATTATTTCATCAGACATACTTAATACTAATTCTCGTTCAAATTCATAGTACTTTGACATGATGTTTTTTGGTAATTTAATAGATACCTGATTATAAATAACTGGTGGCAAATCAAGATAATCATCTGATTTTAGACTTACACAAATATCTGATATTTTGCTATATATTTCCTGTTCTGCATGCGGTAAGGTTTCATAACTAAAAACCACATGACCATTTGTTTGTGCGGGCCTAAAATAATTTTTACGATATTGTGTTATAGTCTTACCTAACCTTTTACCGCCATCTAATAAATATATTTGACTCCATAAGTCCATGAGTCCATTTGGTGCTGGTGTTCCTGTTAGTTCTACTATACGTTTGATAAAAGGTCTTATTCTTTTCAATGCTCGAAATCGTTGACTACGATGATTTTTAAATGACGATGATTCATCTATCACCACCATATCAAAATCCCACTTTTTACCTAAACTATCTACTAACCAGCCGATATTTTCACGGTTGATAGTATATATATCTGCCTGCATATTTAATGCTTTTTTTCGCTGTTTTAAATCACCACAAATTACAGATACTCGCAAATCTTTTAGATGTTCCCACTGGTTTATTTCATCTTGCCATGTTACTTGTGCTACTCTTTTTGGTGCTATTACTAATACTTTATTTACTACCCAATAATCATACATAAGCTCAGATATTGCTGTTAAGGTGGATACTGTTTTTCCCATACCCATATCCAGCATTAAAGCAATAGCTTCATTATTTATTATCTTATCTGTAGCATATTTTTGATAAATTCTTGGCTCGTATTTCAATCATAAATCACCTTCTTTGCTATACTCATTTATAAATAACTCAACATGGTCTTTACTACTTATTACCCATACATCTACACCATGATTTATTAATTGCTTTATACGTTCCCATTGTATTTCTCTAGGGCTTTTATTTGGTGCTTTCAATTCTACGAAAACTACTTTCCCATACGGCATGATTACTATTCTATCTGGTACACCCGCTGTCCCTGGGCTAGTAAATTTCCAAACAATACAACCCAATTCTTTTAACTTATCTGTAAAATATTTTTCAATTTGCTTTTCTAACATAACTCACTCTTTTTCTAGGTATACCAAGTATACTTTGTTCTATATAAGCTATATAAATTAAGAAAATAATGTACATATGTCTTTTATTTTCTTAATTTCGTGAATCTATTTATAAATTTGGTATACTTAGTATACAAAACCTCAAAAAACCCTATTTTATAGTATTTATTAAGCACACATACTAAATTTTCATTTCAAATGATATTTACAATTTTATTAATTCTTTTAAATCCTTTTTGTAAACCATAATGCTTTATTCTCATTGGACTTCGGGGTTGTTTCCAGCCTTCTGTTTTTCTTAATACATCATTTATTTCTGTGGCCATAGCTCTAGTTAATTTCTTCACATCACCATTTAATAGTTCTACCCAAATTTCTAAAGCACATATTCTATCACGTTTGACAAGTGGCCCATTATATTCAAATCCATCACCACGAATGAAATCTTGCCTATCACTGATACTCAACTCTGCCCAATTTTCAGGTATTTCTTTTTCAATAAATTCACGTATCATGCCAGCTAATGGGCTTTCTTCAGTATGTTGTTCTTGTACTTTTTTGGCTTCTTGCTCCATTTCTTCATCAAGATACAATTTTTCGCCACCCTCATATAGTTCTTTAGCTTCTGCCCACAACTGGTCAATAGTATCTTCGCTAATTTCAAAAGGATTTAATCTTCGTTTATTCTTATCTACCATTATTGGCCACCAACGACGACCACCAGTTTGATCACGAATAAAATCATTATTATTTGTAGAAGCTATAAATATACACTGTCTAGGAAAACGTTCTGTACGTCTACCATATGCAGGTCGAAAACTGTCTTCACGCTTAGTAATAAAATGCTTTATTTGTTCAACTTCAGCTTTACGAACTGCCGATAATTCCGCAAGTTCAATAACCCAAAATCCTTGAATCTGTTCCATACCTTCTTTACCAATAACTGTACTCATACTGTCAGAACTCCATTTTTTGCCAATACGACCAATAATATAAGATTTACCTATACCTTGACCGCCAACTAATGTTACTACATAATCAAATTTCGTTCCTGGATTAAACACCCTAGCCACACCTGCACAAAACATCTTTCTAGTCATTGCACGATTAAGCTTTGTATCTTCGGCTCCTAAATAATCTATGAATAAAGTCTCTACTCGATGCTTACCGTCCCATTTAATACTTTTTAAATATTTTTTTACTGGATTAAAACTATGTCTATGAATAGTTTCTAATATAGCATCAGCAATTATATCCTTACCTTTTATGCCATATACATCAGATATATAATTTCGCAGAGCACTATCATCAGCGTCAATCCAATCACTAACATTATTATCTTTACGCCATACTAATTTATCTAAAACAACCATTCTATGAGCAAACTCATCTAAAGCAAATTTACCTTTTAAATTAGGATCATTTTCTAATATTAATTTCACATTATGAGGCGTATTTTCATATCCGCCCCAACGATTTATATCCATCTTAGCAGTCCATTTTGTATCAATATCATCTAGAACCTCAAAATCAGTTTGTACCTCTGCTAATCTTTCTTTACCGATAGTTTCTTTTACTTCTTCATCAGCTATAGCTAAATCTTGCATAGCTTTATAACTTGGCAATCTTCCCGTTGGCGTGCCCTCTGAAACTTCATCATCTAACTGTCTAAATTTATGCAGTCTTACCATATCAAAAGCATTTAATAATTTTCCACAAGCAGGGTCGGTACTATGATGACTGTAGATAAAACAATTATTATAAACAATAGCACCAGCTGATGTACTTCCCTCAGCATAGGTATATCTATCATCAGTACCACATGGTACATATATATCAGATAAATATTTTTCTATAGCTTCTTGAATAGTATACGAGCGACAAAAAGCACCAATAATTCCTTTTTTACTAAGTGGATCTTCCTGTTTATCTACCGTTTTTTTGATATCTACTTGAACTCTACTACTCACGGGCCAAAAACTTTGGTCTTGCCAATTATCATATCGATTTAAATATTCATCAGCATCTACCCAAACCCCATCATTGTATTTGAAAATAAATTCACCATCTTGACTAGTACTAGGAAAATACATCAATCTATGCGGTTGATATGTGGTATCATCAAATAAATCAATATCGATATCATTTGCTATCATACGACTTATTGCTTGATATTCATCTGGATTCACAGGACGATTTATCGGTATGACTAATCTATACCTAGGTTTATTTTTACTATGCTTATGCGTACTATAAATACAACAAGCTACATTACCTATCGTAAAAAATAAATTATCCCAAAAATCATTAGTGGCAAAATCAGCGTCCAGTGTTATAACTGAACGCCATTGTACATTTTCAGCGACTCGCCTACCTTCTTTTAATGCCCCACCTACAAAACCGCCAACATCTTTAATATCATCTTGCTTTGACTTAGCAAACGATTTATATTCAGCAACGGTCTCCCCTGTTCTTCTAGTTTTTGACAATTTAAAAAGAAGTGTGGACCATGATAACTGTTTATTTTTCCATTTCTTTGATTTTCTACTACTAGCTACAGCAATAGATACTTCTCCGTCATATTTTAACTTAGACAAATTGTCTATGTTCAAAGCGGTATTTTGCATTATTAATTCACGTCCTTACACCGCCTCTCTTTGCGGTAAAATTTGTTTTTCAGGTTTAAATATATCGCTGCAATTATCATAATTAATATTAGCTTTATCAGCCCATTTAATAATCTCATCATTTATCTGCTTATTATTATGAGCTGGTTTATTAGCAAATAATTTTGCTTGTATTAGCTTATTATTTTGCACCTCGATACAAGCTTTTAACTTACCTTTATCATCAGACATTAAAACTATATTTGATTTACCTGTATAAACAGCATCAACATAATTACCCACACAATTTCTAAAAATTTTGCCTATATTGCGAAGTACATCTGAATTCTCAGGTAAATAAAATTTAATACTATCAAACTGCATAGCTAATCTTCTACAGATTGGGTCATTGATATTAAAAGCTCTAAATGGATGTTCCTGTTTATAAATAGCTGTTACTAAATAATCATGTAGATTAGCAGGAGCCGGTTTTTCTTGCCAAAGTGTAGCTTTATCTTTCAATTTAAATATCATATAAATAGCGTCTTCACATGAAATTTTATCTTGAGAATTATGCCACCAACGCATTAATGCATTGATATATTCTATTCCCCAGTTATAAGAAATTAGTGCTAATTGATTTAATAATGTGCGAATATCTCGTCGCCATAAAAAATCAAATTCCAAACAATTATTAATATTATTGAAGGTATCTATATTACCTTGAGCTATAGTATAAATTTGTTTATGACGTAATAATAAAAATGGTTTATCTTTTACTAATCGTCTAATCGCAGGCTTATTTGGTAAATTTGCTATTTCTAATAATCCTGATATTGTATCTTTTGCTTTACTTATGATTTTCAATCGTTCATCTGATAAATATGCATCGTCTAAATCATAAAAATTCCTATCAGCACTACCATAATAAAAAGGATATTTACGATATATATAGTTATAATCAGTAAGCGATAAATTATTTAAATCTGTAAAAACTAATCTATAAGCTATATTCAATATAGGTTTTATAAAATAACTGCCTTTGTTTTCATGACATACGTACATCGATTTTATTTTGAATTTAAATTTAGATTCTAGCTTTTTGGATAATCTCTCACGAAGAATTTTCAATATCTTTTTGAAATCTACAGCATATATACTTGTAAAATGTCTGTGATTTAAAAATTTTAAATTAGTATCTCTGCTAAAACTTGTATCCAGGATATTACATAAGTTATAATTAATAATGAGTTTATGATTTATATATCTTTTATAGATTGCAGTCCTTTGGGCTACATTAAAAGATATAGTCTCTTTATATAGTCTGTGGTGAAACATATAGTCACTGTCTTCATCGCAGACTATTTCTTTACCCGATAAAGTCAAACGTAAACTATCTTTATATTCATCAAGACTAATCCTCATGCTGAGCGGGGAATAATCCCCGTCAGCCATAAAACTAAAATCATTTTTTTGCGTAGCTTCCGTAAAACGTGAACCACATTTAGGACAATATATAATCTGGTCATTTGGTCGTATACCATAATAGTTTCCTACACCTTCCCATAAGGATTTAAAACTATGACCACAACTAGAACAATGATACATATTCGTAAACTTATTACCATTATTTAAGCTTTTTAAGCCACCCTCATAAAGATAGAATAATTTCGGCATATATAAGTCATATATTCTCAAATTAGTCACCTCAATCCCAGATATCGTCATCTTCTTCGTCTACTGGTTTAATTTCTGTATTTTTTATAACTTCTTTTTTATCTTCAGCTTTAATCTCTTTAGCAGCAGCTTTGATTTTATCTGCTTCTTTTTTAGCTTCAGCTTTTTGCTTTTCATCATACATATCGCACATTTTTATAGTTTCTTCACAAGCTTTATACATACGTCCCAAATAATCTAAGCTATTAGAAAAATTCTCATCGTTTTCTTTAATTTCTAATTCAGTACGCAATTTTTTTATTTCATCAAGTTCCTCAATTTGTTTTTCCATAAATTTTTTTAATTGTAATGTATTTATTTTTTTATCAGCCATTTTTATTACTCCTTTAATTAACATCAACATATAATGTACGGAAACTAATCTTTCTTATAATACTTGGTTATATAACCATCAGCATTTAAAATTAACTCCGGCGCCCAATCAATAGCAGTTCCCATTATTTTATTAGCAAGTTCTAAGGATTTATCTATACCAGCAGCAACACAATCAAGAATAACTTCATCATGTACATGCATAACAATCTTAAAACCTGCCTGTTCTAATCTAATCATAGCGACTGCTAAACAATCTCTAGCAATTGCTTGTACTATATTTTCAGTAAGTTTTCCACCATAAGTTTCTAACCTTTCCCATGTACGAGATACCTGATTTGTACCTTCATATGTGATTTTGTTATTCTCAACACGAGGTCTAATATATGTTAATTCTCGCCCTGAAGGTAAACATATACGAAGCATACCCGCTCTATAATAAAAAGCCATATTATGATGAATTTTCACTTTTGTTTTTTCATTTATAGCCTGTTTAGCTGCTTTATCCACAATAGACCATAAACGAACAATATTTGGACTAGCTTTTCTCCATTTAGTTACAATATCGATTAATTCTTCATCAGTAAGCCCCATTTTATCAGCACCCATAGCTTTTAAAGCTCCCATACTGCCCTGATAACCTAAAGCAAGTTCAGCTATTTTCCCCTTTTGTCTAAGTTCACCATTAATACCATGTTTTACCACTGGTACGTGAAACATCTGACTAGCCGATGCACAATAAATATCACCGCCATCAGCAAATACTTTCATACGCCAATTTTCTCCACTAAGCCAGGCAATAACTCTAGCCTCAATAGCTGAAAAATCAGCTACTACAAATTTATTCGATTTAGTCGGTATGAAAGCAGTTCTTATTAATTGAGATAATACATTTGGAACATTCTCATAGAAAATTTCAAATGTTTCGGCGTCATCATGTTTTAATAATTCTCTAGCATCATCCAAATCACTCATAGAATTACGAGGTAAATTTTGAACCTGTACTAATCTACCTGCCCAACGTCCAGTACGATTAGCACCATAAAACTGAAGTAATCCTCGAATTCGTCCATCAGCACATTGAGCATTCTGCATAGCTACATATTTTTTTATTGAAGTCTTAGATAGCAACATTTTTAGCTTTAACATATCTTTGACTTCTTTATTTTTTACTATTTTTAAGAGTTCTAATACCGTAGTTTTTGTGATTTTAGAGGGAAAAAACCCTTCCTTTTCCAGTATCCAATGTTTTAGTTGTTCTGTAGAATTGGGGTTATCTAGATTAGATATATCTTTAGCTTCTGCTGAAATTCTATTTCTAAAATCAGTATCAACTTCTACAGCTTTATCAGCTAATTGTCTATCTAATCCAATACCTCTATCATTTATTTGTTGGTCTAATACCCATAAATTTTGTTCAAAATCTGTAGATTTGAATTTAATCATTTTCTTACGTAAATAGCGTTCAACCTCTACATCACGTTTATTATATTCTTTGAATAAATTCCAATTTTGTATATCATGCTTTGGTAAATTTCTTGTTCTGCCACCATTAGTATTAGTCGGCTTACAAGGCTTCGAAAATTCCATTATTAATTTTCGTCCAATATTCATTTTGGCTTTATCTTCAGCTAATCTAAAAATTCGACAATCCTCAGCAAGAGAACCATACAATCCTAAATTCAAAGATAACACCATAGTACATTGCCATTGTGCTGGGTCTAAAAAATAATTATCATCATAAAAACTATTAATTGTTTCGCCACCAAATAAATAATGACTTAATAACACTCTCTCAAATTGAGCATTATATGCTGTTTTTAAAACCGCAGGGTCGATTAAATCTCTTAAAACCTGTTCAGGAATATCTTCACCTTGAGCTAAATCTATAACATTAACCATTTCATCATCATATGCATAGCCAAATAATAATATTTCTGCTTCTTCAGCATATTTGTAGACCCCAACTTTTTTTAAGTCGAGGTCACAATATGTTTCTAAATCAATAGATAATGTTCTCATAAAATACCTCCTAATAAGGCTTTATTCAAACATATCCTCATCTTCGTCATCAGTATTTGCAAATTCTGTTTCAAATTCGTCATCATCTAATACTTCAAAATCATCTTCTGGATTAGACGCACCGCCTAATGGCTCACCATCTTTTACTTTTTGGATATTACCTAATCCAGCAGCAATACCTGAACCTGCATCTGTTTTATAAGCATAAAATGTTACTGATACATTAGCATAACAACCACTATACACCGCAGAACGGTCAAGAATAGGTTTTATTTTTCTATCTACAATCTTAGGTGCAGTGTTGGAATTTGCGTTTATAAAGTAGCATCCTTCATATGCATCATCATCAAAACGGTCAGTATCTCCATCTCTAAGAGGTACTTTTAAATTAGGTGGAATTTTACCATTTTTATTCACTACTTTAGATTTACCTATATTTTTAGCAGCTTCTATAGCTCTCTTTATTTCAGCTATTTGTTTTTTATCAGTTTTAGGAATTATAAGTGACGCACCATATTTCAAATCCCCATTTGGTGTTTCTTTTGGTTCCCAAATATTAGCATAAGAAAGCCTTACATTCTTTAAAGTTAACTTTGTATCATTCATATTTATAATCTCCTTTAATCAAGTATTTCAAAATCATTTTCAGGGCTATTATATTCAGGTCGCGGGTCATCAATATCAACAAGTGTAGGTTTACCAGATATTTTAGTGATTAAATCATCAAGTAAAATACTAAATGTTTTTTTACCTAATAATTTAGTCAATTCAGTTATAGACTTTAATTCAGGCTCTTTCATAAAATCAGATGAATCAATATTCGCTTTTTGTAATCTACCAATTACAGCATCAATATCACTATATTTTCGAGAACTTTTACCTTCTACTAATTTATAGCCTGGCCATGTCCTACCTTGTAGTGCTTCAGATAACGCATAATCTTTTATTTGTTTGGCATAATGAATAAGAGGTTCTATCCTATTCAATGCATCAGCCATTTCTTCATCAGACATAAATTCAGGATCAATAAAATCATACTTTGCTACACTTAAGCAATATTCAGAGTATTTTTTACAACGCAATGAAGCCCTACAGAATAAACACCACTTACCAGCATTGAACTTGCCTATGCCATCATAGGCAAGTTCAGCAGTTGGTTTTACAATATTTTCTCCCCATTTAATCAAATCTTTTACTGATTTTTCTTGACTAGATATCCCACCATTACGTGGCTGAAATATAGTCATTTGGATAGTATCAAAATCATACATAAAACCAAAATTACTGATTATACCTAAGGCATACATCTGCATTTGTGTATTATCAATAGCACTGACTGCTACACCTTTACCATATTTTAAATCTACTATTTCTACATATTTATCAGTAATAATCACTAAATCTCCTGTACCAAAACCCTCTTTTGCCCATTCGCTATAATCAATCTTTTCTTCTATTGCTATATAAGCTGTTTTATCTATGCTTAATGCTGTATTAATTTTCTCTATACAAATATCTATATATTCAAATACATAATCAAACATTGATTTATTATAGAATTCTTGATTTCTAAATTGTTTTGGTAGGGTAACATTGGTATGATTATGCTTTAAATAATACTTTAGATAAAATTCTCCGATGGCATGAGCTAATGTACCTTCACGTGCTGCTGCTGTTTCTTTGTCAGGATATGTTTCCTCTAATCGGGCACTAGGTGGACAAGATAGCCACCTTTTACTACCCGATGCACTCAATAAGGCATGTGCTGGCTCGGTCATTCGCCAAGAACTTCCTTTCTAAATTCATCTATCTTGTCAATTGGAATATCACTTAATTTTTTTAATTCCCATTTGTGTAAAGTATCTTTCATTCTCCCCATCAATGTATCATCTGATTTTTTGGCTTCCATTAAATCTTTTTTTAAGTTATCTCTCAATTCTTCTTCGCTCAATTGAGGTTTAGTGCTATCTTCTTTTACTTCTTCATCAGCTAAAGTTTCATTTTTTACTTCACTTTTCTTTGCCTTTTGTCTAGTAACTTTTTTTACTGGTTTTTCAACAATTTCTTCTTTTTCTTCAGCTATAGCATTAACTACTATATTTTTTGTATTTGCTTCTAAAGCTTTCGCTAATGCTCCTATAGCTTGTGCTAATTGTTCAGTTCCTTCAATTGTTACTTTTACATTTAAATCCATGATATTAACTCCTTTTATAAATTAAGTTTTTATGGTAGACTTTAGTTAAGGTTTTTTTATTTGTGCTGATTAGCCATGTGCTGGTCAGCTTTTTTTAATATGGAAAAGAATTTATTAATATTATCTAAAACTATTGGCAAATCTTTAGGTTTAAAAATGCTGGGCGTTAATTTAATAGCAATCCCCTTTTTCTCATTCGTTTCATAGATTGTCTGCATATTCTCAAATCCTTTGCATATAGTTTTCATATTCTGAATAAGGTATACGTGTAATACGTCCATCTCTTTTGGCTTTTATTACTCCAGTACGTACTCTTTCATAAATAGCTCCATAACTTACTTTTGCTTTTTTAGCAAATTCACTTATAGTCAACGGCCCTTTTTCTATATCATTTAGATTTTGTTGTACCTCTATGACTTCTAAATGTTCTTGCTGAACCTTTTTGGCGATATTAATTAGTTCATCAATCTCTTTATCTAGATTTTCTTTCAAAGCTTCTAAAGCTCGAATTTTTATTTCACACTCTAAATTCCAATCAGGCATATACATAATCTCCTTTCAATTTATTTGGTTGCTACCCATACATAAGCTATAAATTTTGATACAACGGTTTCATCAATAACCCACCGCTAAGCGTTCGTTACAATAAAGGGAATAATTAGTAATAGCTAAGCACTCATTAAATTTTTAATATGTTATAATCAATACTAGGAGTGATTATTTTGAGACAAAATTTACTTATATTTATTATATTTTTTATTAATATAATACCCATCATACTTTTTACTAAATTAATAGCCGTTATTTTTCCTAATACCAATAACTCAGATACTATTTTTATAAGTATATTTTCTATTTTTACAGCTATTTATGCTTATTTTTATAAGAATTGGATATCTTATAAAAAGTCTTATCTAGAAACTTTATTAAAATGCAAATGGATTCTTCAACAAAATCAAGCTCTTTTAGAATTACAACAAACTAATCCTAATAATATTACTTCTATTATGGAAAAATTAGAATTAATACCACCATATTTAGAACATTATTCAACTATATTTGATGATAATATTAGAAATACTTTAATTTTATATAATGCTAAAATTATAGAATTGAAAATTAATATTAATGTAAATAACAAACTTTTCTCTGATATAGATGTCTATCAAAAAAATGCTCTTTGGACTATAAATCAACAAATTGATATGGTTAATATTCTTTTAAAAAATCCTTTATTATTCTATCTTCTCCCACAAATTTTTGATTGGATTTCTAAATGTGATTCAAAAGAATCAAAAGAAAAATAATATCATTCCACAAAAGTACAAAAAACAAAATTGAAAAGAGCAGAAGAAAAAAGTCTCAATTATTTCGCCTTCTTACTATAAAAATCTTTGGTATAATCATCTTTACAAGGAGGTGATTATACATGAGTTTAATAGAACACTTTGAAGACTTATCTTCTTCTATGCAAGAAAAACTCCTAAACTTTATCAAATCTAGTTATAGTAAACGTTCTGCATTTAATTATTCTGTAAGTGCATATGGACTGAAGCAAGAATTTACAAGTCTAGCTAAATCCGAAGAACATGTTTCTACAGTATGTTTCAAAGAAGCAATGGAATTATGCGGTTTCAAATCTAAACTTATTGATAATGATAAAGGTATTGATTCCAACTGGTATTTTAATGTTTATGTTTTAAAGCATAAACGTTAACCACTTTTCAATTTCATCCTTTTCTAAGAGTCTTACGGGAATTGTTATTTCGTGAGACTCTTTTTTTGTACATAGAGCAATCGTACCTGTTTTATTTGGAATGCTTAAAGCTCCTTCTTTTAAATCAGTACAATCTTCAGGTGCAAATACATTGTTATAACCAGCATTCCGAAAAATACCTGCTGTTAATGATTTGCCAAGACCTGTACCATAAAGACAGACATTGATATTATTTTTTACACAATAAGCCAATATTTTTTGCTGTTGTGATGTAAAAATACAATCTAAATAATCTTTAAATAATAATTTTTCATTCATTAAATCACACCTTTTATAAAAACTTTTGGTATAATCATCTACAGAAAGTGAGTTGATTATAATTATGCGTATTAATTTCAAATATAACGGTGGTAATTTTTGGGCTCATGGACCAGAAAAATGTCCACACTGCGGAAAAGACCTTTCCGTTGAAGTTTTAACAACCATTCAATCTCCAACTAATTCTTGGGAATATGCTTCAATATTATGCTGCAAATTTTGTGGTAAATTTTCTTATATTGATGTTTTAAAACCGCCATCAACACAGTTTTGTAGAAAATCTAATTTTTATCCTCAAAAAGCCATTTTTGATTTACCAGAAGGAATTGAAGAATATTATCCTAAATTTGTTGATATTTATATGCAATCGTTAAATGCTGAAGCTTTAAACTTAAAAGATATATGTGGTATGGGCTTTAGGAAAGCATTAGAAATTCTTGTTCGTCAATATGTCTTTGATAAAAATCCTAATGATATTGAAAAATTTAAATCCTATTCATTATCTAATCTTATTGATACCATTAAAAATCCTACAATTAAAGAACTATCTACTAAGTTAAGACGTTTAGGTAACGATCAAATACATACTGGATATCTCAAAAATCCAGATTATGGTGTAGATGATATAAAATCTTTTTTAAAAGCTCTCTGTTATTACATTTTGATGGAAAAAAATATGAGACTGCAAAAACTTCTGATATAAAATAACTATTCTTTGTCTATATCTAATTCACCAATTACTGTCCCTTTTTTGGTATAGTATCTTTTTACTTTTTTATTTTGGTTATTCACTGCCATATCAACAACAACTACTAATTCAACACGAGCATTTTCAGGATACCTTGCATCAGGATTGATATATTTAATATTCCTCCATCTACCTTCCACTATATCGTGAATATTTAAATCCTGATAAGCAATTTCTAATGGGTCTTTATCCATTAAATCATCTCCTTTTATTTTTGACTTGTATTTCCGTCAATTTTCTTTAAAAAATTAAGGTTTATATCTAATATAGACCCTAATTTTGCTAACAATTTTAAACTTGGAGTATATCTCCCTCTTTCTACATCAGCGTAATACGCTCTTGAAACATCAGCTCTATTAGCTATTTCTTGTTGTGTCATATTTTTCTTTATACGAGCTTTTTTTATAACATTACCAATCATTTATTCACCCTCTCATTTATATTATGTATTTATTGTATTGTATTTCCGTCATTTTGTCAATAGTAATTCCGTCAAAAATGTATTATAATATATAAAAAAGACGGAATTACCGCACAAAAAGAGGTGTAGAATATGAATACATTAGGCACAAATATAAAAGAAGCACGAAAAAAAGCTGGTCTTACTCAAATGGAACTTGCTAAACTAACTAACTTATCAAGGTCATATATTGGAGATATAGAAAAAGACAGATATAACCCTAGCTTAGCAACTTTAAAAGCAATAGCCAATGCTCTTAATCAACCGTTAGATTCAATATTAACAGATAATGATATAAACAATAATGAACTGACATTAACATCACGTGACGAAAAAGATATAAAAAAGAAATTAGATGAAGCACTTGCTTCCATTGATAGTGAGGCTTTGATGTTTGACGGTGAGCCTGTAGAAATGGACAAAGAAACAAAGGAACTCTTAAAAGCTTCTCTAGAAAATAGTATACGTCTAGCTAAAACTTTAGCTAAGAAAAAATATACACCTAAGAAATATCGTAAAAAAAACGATAATGATTGATAGGAGTTGATTTTTGTGCGAAAAGTTACTCCTAAACAATTAATAAATAAGTATAAAACCAGTAATCCCCAAGAAATAGCACAAGAGTTAGGTATTATAATCTTATTCGAGCCGTTAGGTGAAATAAACGGATATTATAATACAGCCTTCAGGCAAAAATTCATACATATAAATAATACCTTAGTAGAAGCAAAACAAAAATTTACAATAGCACATGAACTAGGACACGCACTCTTACACCCAAAAGCGAACACACCATTTTTAAGAGATAACACATTATTTTCTATAAATAAATTAGAAATAGAAGCAAATAAATTTGCAGTTGACTTATTAATAACTGATGAAGCTATTGCTGAAGTCAAACATCTAACATTAGACCAAATGGCTAATTATTTTGGAATCAATAAAAATCTAATAAAATTAAGGCTAAAAATTTAACTATAATAAAGGAGCGATATCGTGGATTTCAAAGACCCTACCAATAAAGAAGAATTAAAAAATAAAATTAATTCTACCATTGAAGAATATAAAGATTTACTTATTAATTTAACAGATAATCCAAATACTTATAAAAAATCAGCATTACTATATTATTGGTTACGCGATTATAAAAACTATATAAAAAACGAAGATACTTTTGACCCTAAATATTACCCAGAATTTTATCGTGGTAGTATTGTTAATATAAATTTTGGATTTAACTTAGGATCAGAATTGGGTGGTTTACATTATGCAATTGTATTAAAAGACAGTAATAAAAAAAATCCTAATATAACAGTTGTTCCTCTTACATCATTAAAACGCGATAAAGATATTAAAGAGTTGCGTCCTACAGAACTATATTTAGGTCAAGAACTATATTTCAAAATTCAAGGTAAATATGAAGCATTAAAAATATCTATTCCTACCGAAATAAACTATTTAAGAAATATGCTTTCTCATTCTAAAAAAATTGATTTAAATGATATTCAACAAAAAATAGAAGAACTAACTAAACAATCTAATTTAATGATAAACGCATTTAATAAATTAAAAACATTAAAATATGGTAGCATAGCTGTTATGAATCAAATACGAACAGTTAGTAAAATGAGAATTATAGACCCAACAAATAAATATGCCATTCTATACAATCTTAAATTATCAACAAATAATTTAAATTTAATCGATAAAAAGATGATTGAACTATTTACAAAACATAACTAATTAATATATAATAAAGATATAAACACAGTGGTTTACCCACATCTAAATTTAGGACACAGCGAATAATCTCGCAACTTAAAAGAGAAAGCCTTATATCTTTATCGATATAAGGCTTTTTTGCTATCTTAAATGGAATTTCTCTGGAGAGTTTTATTATGAAAAAAATTATTATATGTATATTATTTGGAATAGTGATAATCCCTAATTTTTGCTTTGCTTACGTTGAAACAGGTAAACAAGAATATACCAATTTAACTTTAGAGTATCCTTTGGTTTATTTAGATAATAAAAATATACAAGATAAAATTAATACGGATATAGCGAACTATGTATACGATTTTAAAGGTAAATACGATAATGGTAAATTTTATAAGGGTTTTATGAAATATATAGTAGGATATGAAGATGAAAAATATTTATCTATTGTAATTAAAATCAGTTATACATCTGGGTATCGTGGTACATATAATCTTATAGGATTGGTTTATGATAAAAATAATGGTAATAATGTACCTTTGAATAATTTTATAAATTTTTATTCAACTGATGAGCTAAACAATCTTGTAAATAATTATATTGTTCCTGTATACAATAATAAAGGGCAACGATTATCTGTACCAAGAAAAATAAATTACATTTCCCAAAATTATGCTTTATTAAAAGACGGGATAATTGTTTTAATCTATCCTATAGAAACATTAGGTTGTAATGCCGATGGTGTTACAAATATACAATTTAGTCCTAAAGAAATTGATTACCTAAACAGATTACACAATAATTATCAGGAGTGATATTATGAAGAAATTATTTTCTATAATCTTATTATCCTTTTTATTAATTCCTAATTTATGTTTTGCAAATTATTTTGACCAATATCCTGAAAAATACTGTGTATATTTTAAAGACTCACAATACAAAAGTTATCTAGATTTCAACTCTATAAAAGTTAGAAGATATGATCCACCATTTTATACTATAGATGTTACTACTTATACATTTGATTATATTAATCAAATAGGAACAATAAGAGAAAATCGTTATTTTTATGATTACGATAATCAATCTATAAGTTGGCAAATTTTAAATATAGGAACTTGCGATGAAATGGGAAATATTAACATCCAGTACAGACAAGAACCATTATTAAATGAACTTATACCAATAGAAAAATTAAGTCCTGGTCATTTTTTATCAGAAATAATATTTTTAAAGTGCTATAATATGTGTTTCGATAAGAAACTACAAGCAAGTTATCAAAATTTACAATCAAGGAATACGAAATGAAATAAATCGCACATATAATTAAAAAAAATGATATTACACATATGATGATTTCATAAGTATTCATGAATAATAACTGCTTTTTTAGTTTACAAATATTGTGTCTATTAGTAGACACAATTCTACATAGTAATAGCTAGGCATAGTGAAAGGGGAAAACTATGGCTAGAATACATGAACGCCTTACAAAGACAAAAGGCAAAACATATTGGTTCATTATAGATGTTGGTAGAGATGATACAGGCAAACGTATCCGTATCAAACGCTGTGGCTTTACTAAAAAAAGCGATGCTAAAAAAGCAATGGCAGAAATAGAGTCCCAATATTATGCGGGAAAGGTATTTGCTAAACCTAAAGATATAACATTTGCCTATTATGTTCAAGAAATTTGGTTTAAAGAATATCAACATTATACTAAGATATCTACACAAAAGGGCATACAATATCTATTAAAAACATTAATATCATTCTGGGGGCAAGATGTTAAATTAAAACATATTACCACTCTAAATATTCAAGCATATATACAAAATATGCTCGATATGGGTAAAAAACGTAAAACTATTACAAAAAACTTATCCTATATAAAAATGATATTTAAACATGCTTTAAAAAACAATATTATCACTAATAATCCTTGTGAAAATATTGATTTACCTAAAATGACTTTAGTCGAAAAAACTAAACTTTTACAACAAAAACCTAAACCATTATATCTAGAAAAAGAAGATTTACTCACTTTTTTAAATGAAGCTAAAAATGATGCATATGCATATCCATATTATTATATGGTATATTTTCTAATCTATACTGGTGCTAGATTAGGCGAGGTTTGTGCTATGGAATGGGATAATTTTAATATAAAAAATAAGACTATAAAAATTACCCAAAATATCTATGGCTGCAGTCAAAAAAATTATTATGTACAAACTCCAAAAACTAAAAATAGTATTAGAGAAATTTCTATTTCACAATCTTTTATAGATGTGATGAAAGAATGGCGATTAATACAAAATAAACAAAAAATAAAAAATGCAAATAATTGGGATAGAACATATAATTTTATATTTACTTCTCGATATTATCCAGGAAAACCAATTTTAACCTGTAATCTATACGGCTTCATAAAAAAGATAGCCAAAAAAATCGGGTTAAGTTGGATCCATCCACATACATTCCGCCATACCCACACATCATTATTAGCAGCAGCAGGTGAATCATTAGAAGTAATACAAGATCGGTTAGGGCATACCAATGACTCTACAACACGTCAAATTTATTTGCATATTACTAAAAGCAGAAAAGTAGATGCTGCTTCAAAATTTGATGCATATTTAAATTCGTAAAGAGATGGTACCAAAATGGTACCTCTCATATATTTTCAAAATAACAAAAAGTCAAACTTCAAACAACAAAAGCTCTATAAAGACTTATAAAATAAGCAAAAAAATTAGTCAAAAAGTCAAAAATAATTATTGACATTTTGACTAATATGAGTATAATAATAATTGTAAGGACGTTAAGAGATACGAAAGATAAGAAGTATCCCTTAAGATACTTACAAAATCTAAATTTTAATCTTATAATTTTACTAATAACAATAAATAAAAGTTAAATGCGGACTTGATAGTCCATTTAATTCAAAACAAACTTTGACTTTTTGACTTTATTTATTGCTCTATACATGGAGGTTGTTATTTATGTTCGGTTTAGTTCCATTTGCAAAAAATATTGCTAAAAGTAATGATGATTTCAATAAATTATTCGACGTTTTCAATGAACCTTTCTTTCATGAACCATTTGCAAAAATGAATTCTTATGTAAAATCCTTTAAAGTCGATGTAAAAG